CGTCCTCGCGCTGGTGTTCCAGGTACAGGACCCGGACTTCCAGCCGGGTGGCGGAGTCCCTGAGGGAGGCCAGCTCGCCCTGCCAGAAGCCCATCAGGGCGTTCCAGTCGGCGGTGGTGGCCTGCTGTGTGGCGGGCGCTGCAGCGGCCTTAGCGGCCGCCTCAGTGGCCTTGGCGGTGGCGCGGGCAGCAAAGAGTGCCCACACCCCGCCGCCGCTCAGGACGATGGACAGGATGGGGATGATCCACTCCATGTCAGGTGCCGAGTTCTGTGATCGGGATCAGGACCCCGCCACTGGCGAGGCGGATCTCCGACACGGGTACTGCGGTGGTGCCGATGAAGACCTGGGCGCTGACCGATCCGCCAGCATCGCTGCGCACCGAGGCGGAGTCGTACGGTGTCCCGGACCAGGCGTAGGAGTAGCCCCCGCCATCGGTGGTGTCACCGTCGAAGAATGCCGGCGGCGCGTCGAACAGGTCGAAGGTGCCGATCTCCACCGTGGTGTCGGTCAGGCGCAGCCGCACATCCGTGGCCGTTCCCGGGACGGTGAAGTCCAGGAACTCGTTGTGGATCGCGTCGTCACCGGTGGTGCTGGTGGTGGACTCGACCAGGGTGGTCCAGGATCCGGCCCCTACCTTGTACTCGATGATGGGGTGCGAGTTGGTCTCGGAGACTTCCATCTGGGCGCGGTAGGTGCCACCGGCTGTGAGGCCCATGGCCCACAGGTTGTAGATCCCGTCGGCCGCGTACGTCAGTCCGGTGTAGCGGTGGTAGATGTTGGGGATCTCGAAGATGCCAACGTTGGTGATGTACCGATCGCCGGAGGCCCAGTTCATGTAGCCGGAGATCTCGGGCTTGATCAGGGATCCGGACACTGTCGGGAAGGGCAGCATGATCCGGGTCCGGTACGGCGGGTAGCCGCCGTTGGACATGTAGGCCAGGTTGGCCGACGTCGTGGCGTCCTCGATGCCGAAGTAGTCGGCCGCGCCGAACTGCGGCTCCTCACCACCCTCGTAGTAGGTCTGGTAGTCCTTGACGACGTCGAAGGTCATGACCCAGTTCTTGCCGGCGGGCAGGGTGATTCCCGCCTCGGTCTCGGGATCCGCGGGCATGGCAGTCTGGTCGCCGTGCAGGATGGTCCGGCCGGGGTGGCCGAAGCCAAGCTCGGAGCGGAGGGCGAGGCGATGCTCGCCACCTACCACTGCATGGAACGCGCCCTCCAGAATGACGCCCGGGAGGGCATGCTCCTCGAACTCGTAATCGTAGGTACACCAGGCGTGCTTGGGGATGTTGGCGGTCTGCACCGAGGGCGAGTTGCCCGGGGTGCCGGTCCATGAGTAGGTGTAGGTCGTGTCGTCCGGGGTGTCGCCGTAGAAGAACAGCGGAGCATCCGGGATGTTCACCAGCCCGATGCCGTCGTCCACGCCGGCGGACTGCATGATGCCGTCCACGTCGAACGTGCCGCCACCGGTCAGGATGACCTGCACCTGGTGGGCGACACCGCCGGTGGATCCTGCGTCACCACCGAAGATACGGAATACCGCCTCCTCGCCTGCAGCGAAGGACTTGGACGCGCCCTCAACGTAGGTCACGGTCTCGCCCCAACCGAAGTTGCCCCAGCCGACCTTGCGGATCTCGTGGGTCTGGGCGGGGTTGAGCATGTCCATGCTGATGGTGATGGTCTGCGCACCGGCGGCCTTGACCTTGCCGGTGAAGGTCCAGTCCGTGCCGGCCCAGTTGGTGCTGGCCCCGGTGAGGGTGACCGTGCCGGTGACGCGGCCGCCGAAGCTGGTCTCGGGGAACAGGGAGGCATCCGCGTGCCGCACCACGGACCCGGACCACGCGGTCAGGTCTGTGGTGGGCGAGGGATTGGGGAACAGGTTAAATGCAACGACCCCGGTCCGGTTGGTTGTCCGGAAGTCGGGGTCGGGCCAGTAGTTGGTTACATCCGCCACGGCTTACGCCTCCGTGCGGACAACAACCGTGCCGTCAGGCAGGCCGGTGGGCCATGCATCGCCGGGGCCGATCACGTGGATCAGCGAGAACCAGGCGGCGTCGTATGCGCCGTTGGAGGCCTTGCGGAGGACCTGCCCGGCGGTGCCGCCGGCAGGGATCCCGTTGATGGTTGAGGCTTCTGCAGCGGTGGCCGCGGCCTGCGCGGCCGCGAGGATGGACTGGGGTGCCATCAGGGGCACCACGTACAGTCCGGACTTCCACACGCACGTCCCGTCGCAGTCAGCGCGGAAGCCGGGCACGAGGCCGATGTTGTTGGCCTCCAGCTCGGTGAGCGGCTGGTCGTTCAGGGAGGTGATGGTCAGCGGCGTGGTGAACGTCAGGTCGGATGTGGCGTAGACCTGGCCGGATTCGCCGGCGGCCACCACATTGGGGTTGGAGGGGTCCACCGCCACAAAGGGCGGGAAAACATGGATGGTCACGGGGGATCCTTAGTTGGGTACTACGCCGTTGAACTGGATGATGTCGTAGACCGGCTTGGGGCCTACGCGTACGTGGCCGTCGGGGAAGTAAACGACGTTGTGGGCTTCCTGGTACTCCCAGTGCCAGCCGGGCACGAAGCAGTGCTCAGAGGGCCGCAGACCGGCCGGGAACTGCACGATGGACCAACCCTCACGCGGGGATCCGTAACGGTCCCAGCGGACCTCTCCCTTGACGTGGAGCATGGTTCCGCCGGCGCAGGAACGGACCGCCGTCTGGGACAGGATGGTCCAGCCCGGGGCGACGATCCCGGAGGTCCAGTCACCGCCGATGGAGGAGGTGCCGTTCCAGTTCACGAGGCCCGAGAGCGGGTCGATGGTGGCGTTCCAGATCTGGGTGCCGACGGTGATCATGGCACCGGGAACCTTGAGGTAGGCCAGGGCTTCCTCGGAAGCGGCGGCCATGCCGCCGTTGGAGGACCAGCAGCGCAGGTCCACGATGGTGCCAGGCTGGGACTGTCCGGCGATGATCTGCACCAGGGCGATGGGCTGTTCGTCGACGACGCCCGGGCCGGTGGTGCGGCCGGGGATGACCTTGCCGGTACCGCCGTTGACCTTGGCGAAGGTGGTGGCTCCACCGGTGCCGGTCCAGTCGCGGCGTGCCACGATCAGATCCCAGCGGGATCCTGAGCTGACGGTGTCGAGCTGGATGGTGACGTTGGAGTCGGAGACGTCATAGACGCCGTAACCCCAGCCCACGCCTGCAGCGATGGAGACCGTGCGGTCCACGCCGGCCACGGCGGTGACCTTCCAGGAGGGGACATCGGCCACGCCGTAGGCTGCCATGCCGACCTTGGAGATCATGCTGGCCCACTGGACCTCGTTGATAGTGCCGTCATAACCGACGGAAGTGATAGCCATTAGCGGGCCAGCCTTATCTCATTGATGCTCCGGCGCAGCTTGCGCAGGAACTTGCCTAATGTCTTGTCGGGGTCGTTGGAGACCTCGCCGATAACGGGGGTTGCCCTGTCGCCGTCCTCGTAGGTGAAGGACAGGGTGCATTCGCGGAGCACGTCGGTGCGTTCGGCGATGCCGATCGCGAAGGTGACCAGGTTGCCTACCTGGATCCCGCCGGGGCCGTAGTGGAAGTCCGCTGTCTCGGACAGGGAGATCGACAGGCCGGAGGTCTCGCGGTGCTCGTACATCGCGGTGTTCAGTGCGTCGTCCACCGCGCCGTCGTAGTCCTCCTCGTCCGTGGCCGGGAGGCCTGAGCCGGAGAAGAAGACTTCCTTGATGCCCCACTCGTTGGCACGGGCGGTGCTGGTCTTCTTGTGGTAGAGCGGCAGCGGGTCGTCACCCTCGATCTCGGGATCCGCCGGAGGGGTGGATCCCTGCATCACCAGGTGCGATGCGCTCGGCGCGGCCGAGGAGAACGTCCAGGCCTGGATGATGCCGGAAGCTTCGGTCAGCGGGACCGGGTACTCGGTGCACTCGTAGACGTCGAAGTACATCTCCGATTCGAGCTGGTAGATCTTCACGCCCCAGTTGTGCTCGTCGATCAGGGGAAAGAACAGTTCCGAGAGCGGTTCCATCTTGGTCTTGAAGGTGATCTCAGGGCCGCGGCCGAGGTCCGGCATGACGTTGATGTCCATGCCGAGCCGGGTGACCGCGTTGAGGGTGAAGACCGTCTTGGCCACCGTCTCCAGCGGCCCGGTCATCTCCCACCACTCCTCGTCCTGGAAGTCGATGCTGTTGCCAGGAACCTGCCAGCCGAGCACTGTCTGCGCGATGGACAGGTCCCCGAGGACCGAGATGTTGACGGTGCCCGAGAATGTCGGGCCACGGCCGGAGACGATGTTCACGGCCCCGGACAGGACGAACTCGCCGTGCCGGTAGAGCACCACCCGGGCTCCCTTCTCCATCAGGAGGGGGAGCTTGTCGTGGGTGGTGGGCAGGTCGAACTCCAGGGTGGAGACCTCGTTGTGCCGCGGCGTGGCTGTCAGGGAGATCGGGTTGGTGAGCGTGCCCTGGTAGGCACGGTTCACGTTGTAGATGTCGATCCGGTAGGGGGAGGGGTACACGTCACCACGCCCTGTAGTACTGCGGGGTGAAGCGCGCCTCGATGGCACCGGCACCGGTCATGTCCAGGGACAAGGTGATCGAGTTGCCCGGCGGCAGGGGAGCGAAGTCCCTCACCCCGAGCTGGTTCATCTTGTTGACGCCGTTCATCTTGGCGGACATGTGCAGCGGGTTGGTGTCGATGACCAGGGTCTGACCATCCGGGACCTCGAACGGGACGGTGATGATCTGCCCGGGAACGCCCACCTGGGCGTCCGTGGCGGGGCCGATGATGGTCCAGGTGATGTACGCCGGCTCATCGCCGTCGTTGGTCAGCTTGGCCGCATCGAGCCCGTAGCCGGGGCTGATCGTCAGGCCGGAGCCGTCGAAGAACGGTGTGCCTTCACCGGTGATCCACGCCTTGGGGGCGACGGGGTCGCCTTCCCAGAACGGGGACTCGGCGACCATGGTGATGCCGTAGTTGGTCCAGCCGATGGTGGCCGGGTCCGAAGCGAACTCCTGTGTCCCGTCGTTGACGAACCTGCAGCGCAGGTGCCGGCGGGTGCCGTTGGGCTGGACCACGGTCCACACCCCGGTGCCGGACGGGTGGAGGGACTTCCACCACGCCCGGTCCCGGTCGATCCAGTCCTGCGAGGACCCGTCATGGAAGATCTGGATGGGCCAGAAGACTTCCCGCTCCTCCACGTTGAAGCCGCGCCAGCGGCTGCCCGGGGTGGAAGCGTACTTGTCCTTGTAGTGGGTGATCGGTGGCATGGACATGCCCCGCACCCCCGGCAGCATGACACTGCCGTGGGTGGGGTCCACGAGGGACCAGACCGAGCCGTCGGTGCCGGTCCAGTACATGCCAAAGCCGGTCCACGGGTTGGGGGGCGGTACGAAGGGCGGTGTGGGTACCGCGTAGACAAGAATTGACACGTTGCGCCTTTACTAGGGACGAAGGCCGGCGACGGCCATTGCGTCACGGCGGGACTGGTTGAGCTTGCGGACGGCCGCGTCCATGTCGGTCGTGACCAGGGTTCCGATGTGGACATCGGCCTGGTTGTGGACCGGGGAGGGTGCGGAGATGCCGCCGTTGGCGTAGTGCGTCCCGCTCCTGGTGACCTCGTAACCGAAGCGGCGGGCCACCTCTTTGAGGATCTGCACGGAGCGTGGACGCTTGGAGGCGGCCAAAGGGAGGTAGGCCTCGCCCTGAGTCTCCTTTTCGGCCCACACACGAACGGGTCCGCCGGCGCGGGTGATCTGGGCGACGTGGTTCTCAATGCCGCCGTTAGCGAAGAACTTGATCCGCTCGGCATTGAAGCCGGCAATACCGCGGCCGAACTGGTCGAGGATCGAGCCGAACCGGGATCCGCCACCGCCGTTCTGCGCGAGGAACAAATCCATCCCGTCAGCGCCGGAGTTCGGCGGCAGGATCACCGACTGGATGTAGGCCGTGCGGGGGGTGTTGGCGAGGGCGTCCAGGGTGGCCCTGGCCGTCTCCACGGAGACACCGTTCAGCGCTGCGTAGAGGATCGACTGCCAGTCCTGGCCGTTGTTGCTTGCACCGTTGCGGATCTGCAGCAGCACGTCGGCAAGGCCGGGCACGTTGTTGGCGGCGTACAGGGTCGCCATGAAGTCGCCCTTGTCCCACTCCTCCTCGGTCTGGCCGACGAGTTCGCGGATCTTGTCCTGCGCCGCATCGGGCAGCGCGTCAAGCTCTGCCATCCAGGTCTTATCCACGAAGGCCTGGGCGGCCGCCACGGGGTTGGAGATCTGGAGCAGGGCCTTGTCAGGATTGGCATCCATGAAGGCCTGGTACTCCGCACCGTCCCACTGGCCCTTGAGGAGGGTGATCATTTCCTGAGCCTTGGTGGCTGCCTCGGTGGCACCGGAAAGGGAGACTTTCAAAACCCATTCCTTGCCGAAGACGGCATCCCACTGACCCTGGACCTGCTCGGCGGACAAGCCGGAGGCCGTGGCCAGTTCGTCGTACTCGGCCTTGTGGTCGCCGATGAACTTCTGGGCTGCAACGAATGCGTCAGCGGCGGTCTTGCCCTGGTCAATGGCGGAGTCGTAGGCTGCCTTGGCCCCGGCCCACACGTTGTTGACCTGGTCGACAAGTGCCTGGTTTACCTGGAGGACGGCCTTGTTGCCGCTGGCCACGTTCAGGAAACCGTTCTCGCCGTAGGCTGCGTCACCGAGGTTGCGCAAGTCCTGCGCGATCGGGGCGACGGATTCCTTGAGATCGTTGAATCCCTTGACGTACATGCCGAGGGACTCGGCGGCCGCCTGGCCGGCGGGCTTCCCAACGAGGATGTCGAAGGTCTTCCGCATGGCGTCGATCTGTGACGTGCTGGAAGCGAACTCATCGGTCAGGATGCGTGACGCCGCAGACGCTTCACCCAGCCGGGCGGAGGTCTTGCCGAGCTGCTCTTCAAACTCCTTCTCGAATTTGATCTGCTCCTGGGTCTTGATGCCAGCGGCCTTGGATGCCTCTGCCCTCAGTTCGTTGGCGTGACGGCCCGCGTCGAGACTGCCCGTGACCTCATCGAGGTTCTTTTTGAGCTTCTCAGCGGTGATGGTCTGGTCAAGCATTTCTTCGCTGACGTGGCCGACTTCACCCTGGGTGCCGATGGCAGCGAGGGCCTGCTCCTCGTAAGCGCCGGTGACGCCATTGAGCTTGCCCATGATGTTTTCCATGGCGGGGCCGCCCTTGATGATGGCCTCGGTGAGTTCCCTGGTCGTGATGCCGAGCTTTTTCGCCTGGTCGTAAGCGCCCGACTTGACCAGCTTGTCGATGGTCAGGGCGGTGGTGGCCTCGCCGACCGCATTGGCCAGCGCGCCTGCCGCCTCGGCGTCCTCACGGAGCGCCCGTTCGTAGTCGTTGGCGTACGGGGTGGCGTTGCTCTGGGCCGTCGCCAGGGCGGCGACACCGCCCAAGGCGAGGCCGGACAGGGCTGCCAGCACCAGGCCGACGACGGGGATCATCAACTGCATGCGGATACCCGTGAGGGTGGACATGATGCCGAAGGCTTCCAGCGCGCCGGTGGCCAGCGGGACCATCGTGGCAGCGACCTGGAAGGCTGTGCCCAGGGACAGGATCGCGGTGGCAATGCCGATCACGACCGGGGCGGGCAGCTGGCTGATCAGGACGGCAGCGCCGGTGGCGAAATCAGCGATGCCCTTGATGATCGGGACCAGTCCGTCGCCGATGTCAACGAGCCCGCTAGCGAAAGCCGGGATCAAATCCCCGGCCATTGAGGACAGGGCCGGTCCCAGGATGTTGACGATCGAGGTACCGATCTGGATGAGTTCAGGCAGGAAAGGCTGCAGGGCCTTCCAGGCAACCGTCAGGACGGATGCGAGCTGCTCGAACAGGTTCCGGAACAGCGGGCCCGAGTCGGTGGCCACGGCCCCCAGGACCTGACCAAAGGTCTTAAGGATCTCGGTGATCGGGGCGGCTGCAGGTCGCAGCTCCACGAACATGTCCTTGAGCCCGGACAGGAAGGCGGTCAGGCCGGTGTCCAGGTTCTTGCTGGAGAGGATGTCCTGGACGCCTCCGAGGAAGGCGGCGAAGGCCGCGCCTGCGTTGGTGAGTCCGTTCTTCACGGTGACCGTGAAGGTGTCCATGGCCGGACCCATTTCGGACAGTGCCTCATGCAGGGAATCCGAGGCGGCGCGTGCGCCGTCGAAGATGTTCCCGAGGTTGGTCTGGAAGCGGTTGCCCGAGGTGACCTCGGCCATCTTGGCGGTGACTGCAGCGAGGGAGGACAGGGTCATGGCGCCGGCCCCCTGGGCCGCGTCACCAATGTTTGCCCAGACCTTGGTCAGGTTGACGCCGGTGTTGAACATGTCCTTCATGCCCTGGACGCCCAGGTCGATCCAGCGGGACAGGGTGCCGTCAGCGGCGAGCCGCTGTACCCAGGAATCGAACTTGCCGGCGAAGGCCTCGAAGGCTGCGCCCATCCGGGGGAACACGGTCGAGCCGACCGAAGCGAGGGTCAGGAAGGCGCTCATGAATGAGGCCATGCCGGTCTGCGCGATGTCGAACCCGCGGGTCAGGTTGGCGAAGAAGGTGCTGATCCCGTTCTGCTCAGAGAACTGGGAGAAGGCATCCAGGACCCGGGAGAAGACCCCGCCCATGGAGGTGGCCAGGTCTGACAGCCCGTCACGCACCTGCGGGAGGGCGGTCTCGGTGAAACGCAGCATGCTGTCGCCGGCTGCCTTCCAGAAGTCCTGGGAGACGACCTCGCGGATGTCCTGGAAGTAGACGCGGATATTGGCCGCTGCCTTCTTGCCGGACTCGGTGAGCTTCTCGATGGCCTTGGTGTCGCCGTTCACGGCTGCACCGAAGTCCTTGAACACGCCGGTGAAGACGGTCTGCACGGCCGCGTAGCCGAGCAGCAAGGCCGGTGCCAGCAGGCCTGCAGAGCGCACGACCTGGCCCAGTCCGTTGCCCAGGGAGAAGGCGCTGGCGGTCAGGGAGATCACGCCGGCGGACAGGGCGTTCAGGCCCAGTGTCACCGCGGCCACGATGGGCAGGTTGCGGTCCAGGGTGCCCAGTGAGCGGGCCAGTTCCTCGGACCAGCGACCGGCTGCGCGCAAGCCGGTGAGCTTGGCGGCCGCCGCAAGGATGGAGGCGTTGTTGAGCTGGACGAAGATCCCGACGGTCTGGTTGCGGGTCAGCAGCCTGAGCGCTGCCCAGGTCTTGAAGTAGTCGGCCTGGGAGATTTCGGGCTTGATCTTGGGCTTGACGTCACGGGCTTCTGCAGCCTCGATCATCGTGTTGATCTTGGCCAGGGCCTCCGTCAGGGAGTCCTCATCCAGCTTGGTCTCGATGTTGAGCTTCTCGATGCCGAGCAGCGCCTCGATGCGGGCCTTGGCGGCCAGCAGGGAGGGGAGGTTGTCGTCGTACTCGATCTTGACGGTCTGCCTGGCCAGCTCTGCTTCGAGGATCGCCTTGGCGGTGTCGAGGGATTCCTCGTCCAGGTTCACGTCGAACTTGATGGCCTTGAGCTTGTCCAGCTCGGCCTCCACCTGGGCCATGGCCCGGCGGATGGACAGCTCGTCGTTGTTGTAGCTGACCTCTACCTTGGCGTCGTTCTCGATGGACTCGTGGAGGAAGGCACGCATCTGCTCTTCGAGCCGGTCGAGGTTGGCATCGTCAGTGTGGAAGTCCACCTCCACGGCCAGCTTCTGGCGGCGGATCTCGGCGATCTTGTCCAGGATCGCCTGGGCACCCCTTTCGTCGGGGATGAACTTCATGTCCACCTCGACGCTGTCCATCAGCTCGGCGAGCCGGGCCTGGGCTTCCGCGATGGAGCCCTTGTCATCGAGCTTGACCTCGATGGTCTCGGAGCCCAGAAGGGCCTTGTCCAGCTGGGCCTGAGCCCGGCGGACGGAGTCGTAGTCCAGGCCGACCTTGAGGGAGATCTGCTTACCCTTCTCGATCTCCTCTTTCGCCTCAGCGACGTCCTTGTCGAGCTGGGAGGTGTCCCCCTCGACCTGCATCTTTACTTTGACGTCAGGCTGCTCCTTCTTGAGCAGCGCCTCCGCTTCCCGCTTGAAGCCCTTGGCGTCGGGCCGCAGCTTGATTGCCACGGCTCCGACGAGCTTGAGATCAGCCACCAGGCCACCCCATCTTTCTGAGAACGTCGAAGTTGTCTTTCAACTCCTCCGGTTTGGATTCCTCGACGCGCCACTCAGAGGGGCCGATCACGGGGAACTCCGGCGGGCCGGAGTCGCCCCAGTGCCCTGAAACGGTGACTTGCGAGTAGATTGCGTTGATTGCCATGGCCATCAGCCGGCGGTCGATGGTCCAGACCCGGTTGTCCATCAGCGCTTCAGCGCGGGGGTCCACTTCGATGTCTGCCTTCTCCTCGTCGTCCGCGTCTGTCTGACGCGCAGCGACGTAACGGGAGCCCTCGGGGAGGTTGTGGATCATGGAGAAAATCAGGGTGATAGAGGAAAAGACCTCGCCAGCAAAAAAGCTGACGAGGTCAAAGTCCCAAAACTCCTTGAGATCAAGGAAGATCTCTTCTCCGTAGAGATCCAGCAGCTCTCCGAGGGCTAGGCTTCCCCCAGGTCTGTCTTCTCGGTGTATTCCTTGAAGATGTAGAGCCACACACCCAGGTCCTCTTTGCCGATGGCCTTGGAGAGAAGGGCGAAGTCACCCTTGGTCCGCTCTGCTGCGTGCAGCGCGTCCGAGAGCACGGAGATAAACAGCTCCGGCTGGTCCATGTCAGCGCCTTCGGGCAGGGCCTCGATGCGGGACTTCACGTCCATCGCTTCGGCCACGGCCTGGCGCTTGTTCTTTGGCAGCCGGAACAACGGCTTGAAGCCGATGACCTTTCCGGTCTCGGTTTCGATTTCAAAGTCGGGATACTTTTCTTCTGCTCCCTTGAGCAGGTCATCCAGGTTCAATGCGGACACAGGTGCGGACTCCTAGTGAAATGTTTGCGGACTGGAGGGAGGGGCCTGCAGGGCCGGGGTCCGCACCCGGGCCCTGCAGGGGTTTGTGTCACTGGTCCTTGGCATTAGCTGGGCTAATGCAACAAACCAGCTACATTGCGACTACGGGGCCGCGATGGTCACCGTGGGGTCGGAGGTGTAGCCGGAGCCGCCAGCCGTCACCGTCACGGAAGTGACGACGCCGCTGGTCAGGACCGCGGTAGCTGCAGCACCAGTGCCAGCGCCACCGGAGAAGGTGACAGCAGGGACCGAGGAGTAGCCGGAGCCACCGGAGGTGACCGTTACGCCGGAGACGGCGTTGGCCGTGCGGGTGGCGGTAGCGGTTGCCTGGGACAGAACCACGCGGGGAGTGATCCACACGATGGCGTAGTCGTTGGCGAGGTGGTTGAGCGGGGTCACCTTGAGGGACAGCTGAGCCAGGTTCTCCGTGTCGGCGATCGTGAGGTCGTCGTTGCGGGAGATGGAAACCTTGGGGGCGTAGATGCCGGCCGTGGTGTTGCCGTCATAGAAGACGACGAGCCAGGCAACCTCGGTGGGGACCGGGTTGGTGGGAACCTGAACGTTTCCGTCCCCGTCCACAGTGGAGTTAGCTCCGTAATAGAGCTTCAATCCGGCACTGTCGAACTGGAGGAGGTTCATGATGAACGCTTCGGTGCGGGATGCAACCGATACGCGCAGGGTCTTGTTCTGCAGGGAGCGCAGAGTGGTGGATTCTCCACCCTCGGAGCTTGCAGAGAGGATGTCCTGGACGGACGTGTGACCGATCTCGGTCCATGCCCCGCCCGGGTTGCGGAGGTCAGCGGGCAGTGCAGTGCCCACAGGTGCCGTGTAGAAGTGGCCGGTACCGACCTTCAGTACGGCATCGTTGTCGATAGCCATTTGGGAGTTCTCCTTGAAGGGGCTCCAGCCCCAAAGAAAAAGCCCCGTCGTTAGGACTGGGGCTTGAAGCGGTTTGTGATCGTGTCGGCGGCCGGAGGCCGGACGAGGATGCGGTAGATGGCCTCCACGCGAGTGGTGTTCTTGGGGAGGCTGGCGTACTGGACCACTGAGGTGGATGTCTGCCAGTCGGAGACCTTGGCCGGGTGGGTCGATTCCTCCAGGGCGGCAATGGAGCCGGAACCTGGATAGGAGATCTGCCGCTGCTGCGCCTGGCGCAGTGCGTACCGGCACATCTCGGACAGCTCTTCGGCCATCTCGTCGGCGTCCACGCCCTCGCAGAGGACCGACACCAGCACGATGGCGGGCATCATGAAGCGGTCGTCCTTGGAGTGCATGGCCAGCGTTCCCGAGCGGCGGTCACGCCGGGCCACAATGGCCGGGGTCTGCATGTGCTCGGAGAAGATCGAGTAGACGTGAACGTCCTGGTCGATGAAGAACTGTTCGAAGACCTGACGCACAAGCTCATCGACCGATCCGAAGTACGGGGTGTCGGTGTTCTCTGCCATTAGATCTGGTTCCTCTTGATGGTGTTGCCCAGAATGTGCAGGCCGTCAACGCGCTTGCCCTTCTTGGTCACCCAGCCGAACTCGATGGACATCGCGGAGCGGTCCATGACGTTCTTCCAGACCCCGACGACGTTGCCGCCCGGGTCCCGGTCTCGCAGGTAGATGTACCAGTCGGGGGTATCGCCGCCCGGATTGGGGTGCCTGTCGACCTCGACATGGGCGTGGCCATGGCGGCGGTGCGCCATCAGCGCAGCCTCAGCCTGGCGGCCCATGGCGCGGGCCTTGACGTCGCAGGCCATCTTGACTCCAGGGAGGTGGGAGACGATGTCTCCGACCGAACCCTTGCCCCTCTCGGGGCCGTACCATTCGATGTCAGCCATTGGCCTGCCCCAGCTTGTTGCGGGAGCGGATGACGAACTCGACGTGCTGCGTAGCCTTGGAAAGGCCGGGGGTGAAGCGCGGCGGGACCGCAAGGTCCCACTCCTCACCCTCGTACACGATCCGTGCCCAGGACCCCACAGGGGCGCTCCTGGTGATGCAGCGGATGGTCTTGATCGACACCTGCCCCGGGATCTCGGCGTCACCCTGACGCTGTGCGGATGTGGTGACCCAGACCTCGACCGGAGTAGTGGCCGGGATCCTCACCTCATCGCCGCGTGCAGTGTGCGTGAGCACCTCGGGGTAAACGAGCATCAGTGACCTGCCCTTGTCGAGCAGTCGTGAGCGCGCCATTATTCGTAACCCAGCGGGAACGGCTTGTTGCCGCCCCAGTCCACCGGGGCATAACCCCGGTCCTCAGCCATAGTGCGCGAACGTGGGATTGGACGGTCGCAGTTTGTGAGGCCGACAGAGCGCACGTTGCCGCGCACCCCGAGGGCCCTCACAATGGAGATCTCCTGGGAAGTCAGAGCAGCTCCGGCCACGTAATCCTTGTTCCGGTTGAAGGTGACCATGTCGCCACGCTCCATGTCGAAACCAGCAGGATTGAGGTAGGCACGGGCTGCCGCCGCCACACAGATGGTGATGGCGACAGCCGGTGCGGTACCTGCGGTCCAGAGCGGCTGCTGGGCGTAGAACCTAACCAGGTTCGACGCTTCCTCCAGGACAGCCTCAGCCAGCGCGATGTCGTCCGGCTCTTCGATGGGTTCACCCAAACGGGCTTCCACCTGAGCGACGGTTGCAAGTGCTGGCATGGGTTACTCCTACGGGGCTGCGACAGCGACGGTCGGGGTGCCGGTGTAACCGGTGCCTGCGGCCGTGACGTGGATGGCGATGACCTGGCCGTTCTGGATCTCCGCGACAGCGGTAGCGCCAGTGCCGGAGCCGCCAGAAATGGTGACAGCCGGGGTGGAGGTGTAGCCGTAGCCCTGGGCCACAACGGCGATGGAGCCGATGGTGGAGCCGGACTTGGTGATGGCAGCCGTAGCGGTAGCCTTCGCACCCGGGTAGTTGCCACCCAGCGGGAAGGGCTCGCCCTGAACTTCTGCAGCCGTGATGGTCTGCAGGTTGTAGGCCTTGGCCAGGAAGGAGCTGGCAGAGCCGCCCGGGGTCGTGGTGGAGCCGTCGCCCGGCTTCTTCTCCACGGCGGAGGTGGTGCTCTTGAGGGCCAGCTTGACGCCGCGGACGAAGTACTCGTCGGGGGAAACCAGCTCGTTGGAGCGGCCGTCGAATACCGTGAGGCGGTCCTTAACATAGGAGTAGCCTGCGTAGCAGTCGAATACCGACCGGTCGGTCAGGTAGGCGGTGTCGTAGTCCATGAGGAAACGAAGTGCCCAGCCGCCGGCAGAAGCCGTCGCGCCGAAGGGAACGGAACGCGGGATACGGGGGACACCCGTGAACGCGAGGAATCCGCTGGAGGCATACATGTAAGCCTCGTCGGCGGGGATGTGCGTGGTGCTCACGAAGCGGACACCGGCGATGGTGCCGAGGGTAGCCGTGGTGAGAGCAGCGTCTCCCGTGCCCTGGTCCTTGAGGAACCGGTTGGACTTGAGGATCTTCTCTTCGAAGTCGACACCGCAGATGCAGTAGAGGGTGTCGTTCGGAGTCCTCATGAGACGGAGGGCCTTTTTGGCCTCGACGACGGCATTATACCAGACATCCTGATTTGCGGCAGCCGCATCGGAAAGTCCCGTGGTGTCGTCCTTGACGAGGATGACACGCTCGTACGGAGCGGAGAGGATCTGGTTGAGAACGCCGTGCTCCAGGTAGGATGCGATGGAGCTGGTCTGGGCGTCAATGATGTCGCCCCAACCATCCGTGAAGTCCCAGTCAGCCTGCTCGTCCGTCATCTTGATGGCGGAGTACGGGCGATCAGCCGAGATGGTGACCGTGACCACAGACTCGCTGTAGTTATCGGTCAAGATGGGCTGAGAACGATCGTTCCTGGGGGTGTAAGTACGCACCGGGACGGTGCCCTTTACACGCTGGGAGATGGTGTCGCCTTCGGCCTTGAAGAACGTGGCGAGGTCGTTGCGCTTGGTCACCGTGTTGGAGATGACGAGCTGGTCGCTCAGGGCGGAAACGGCGGCCTGAATCAGGACCTGCGGCTTCACCTTGAGGTGTGGATCGTAAACCATTACTTATCCCTTTCAAGGGGCATGAAAAAACCCGCCGTGGCGGGTTGAGGTGGGAAGGTTAGCGGCGATTCCGCTTGTAGTTCTCCCATTCGTCGAAGCCGTTGGCCTCGTGGGGAGCGAGAGCGGGGTTGAGTCCGCCGCGGGGTTCCTGGACTGTGACAACCACGGGCTCTGCATCGCCCGGCTTCAAGCCGGCCAGCTTTGCTGCCTGGGTAGTCAGTTCCTCTTCGGTCTTGGCCGTGAGGAACTCGACCAGGTCATCGCTCAGCCCGGTCTTGCGGGCCACCCGTTCGCGGGCAAGGGCGAGTTCGAGGTCGCTAGTCTTGGTGTCGTAAGCAGCAGTGATCTGCTGCACTTCCTCCGGAGTCTTGGCCTTGGCCAACTGCTCCTGGAGTTCCCGTGCGAGGACGCGCTTATCAGCGGCTTCCTTGCGGGTGTCCTCCAGCTCCTTCCGAACCCAGTTGAACTCGGCCGGGAATGCGGCCCAAGGGTCGGGCGTCGTGCTTTCGTGCACGACAGGTACTACCGGAGTTGTGGTTGCATCGGGCTCCTGGCCCTGTTCTGCTGCGGTTGACAATTCATGTCCTCCTGGGACTATGTCGTGGTGTTGAGCGTCCCGTGGGGCGCTTCGGGATTGGCCTTGCGCTGGCTGTAGATCCAGCGGCGCCAGGCGTTCAGTGCGTCCTTGCCTCCATGGCCGGCGGTCACCTCGGGCCACTTCGCCTGGAAGTAGCGGTTCATTGGTGGCAGCTCCGACTCCTTCACCCACCGATAGATGGGGAAGCAATGGCAGTGGACATGGACCTTCTTGGCCACGTCGTCATCACCTACGTGAGCGCTTTGATCGCTCTTGTAGACGAAGCCGCGTGAGGCCAACATGGCGCAGAATGCGCAGGGGTCCGAGCTTGTACCGCGCGCGACTGCAAGGACTGTCTTGTCGCTGCGTGCGGCGGTATCAATGGCAGCCCGGCCGGGAGCGATGCTCGCGGCGTCCACTGTTCCGGATCCGTTGCTGCCAGCGGCAGCGTGGGATTCGTCGATCAGTGACAGGGCCTGGTCGGGGGTCAGGTCCTCCGATGAGCGCAAGGCCTGGACCTTGTCGGCCAGCCGCTTGACGGCCTGCTGGCGCAGCATCTCGGAGTAGGCTTCCTCAATGTCTTCGAGGATCGGATCGTCGGGCCATTCGAAGTCGTCGACCTCGATGGTGCGGTCCGCGCCTTCCGCATCCAGGAGTTCCTGGATCAGCGGGTCGACCTCGGCATCGCGGAGTGAGATCGGAAGATCCTCGTCCTGGAGGCTGGCGAGCTGCTGCTCGAACCAGCGGATGTCCGGGTCGTCATTGGGGGAGCGGGGGTAGGGGGTGGCGGCCACGTCGATGGCCAGGTCCCGGAAGTCGCGGCGGAGCTGGCCGAGGGTGACAGCCTCATCGGGATCACCCATCGTGCGCCCTGTTTCCAGGGCCCGGGCCAGCCGGTAGTAGGCCGCGGCCGCGCGGGAGGAAAGCTTCCCGGCAGCCAGGATGGTCCGCAGCGACACGGCCAGCCATACGGCGGCCGTGGTCTCGGGGGTCAGG